AACTCATCATTTCAAATAATGTGCCGGAGCATCTTTCATAAGAAGTAAAACAATCTGCTCGTACCGCTTATGCGCTTCTTCTGTAATGGCGTATTCCAACACTCTCACATCAGAAAACTGTAGGTTTTCTGCAAGAATTTTGAGCGTTGAAGTTGGCTCCAACACTCCATTTCCATTCTTGAACTTGTAAACGCTCTTGCACAACGCAACCAAATCATTGTCACTAACATGAGTAATATAGTTGCTCACTTCTTCGTAAGTCATAAAAATCCCTCCTAAATCTTAACTTTTATCGTCAATCCTCTAAGAAATCCTCCAATTCAATCTTCCCCTCTGCCGCTGCAACCGCCAGAGCGTACACAAACTGTCCAATCGTCATACCATGTCGCCGCGCTTCACGGTTGATGTACTTGCGTTCTTCCTCGCTCATAAGGATGGTGATGCGCTTTGAACGCTTGCCATCACCGCTTGCAACGCCCTGATGCGATTCCGGCATCGGGATTTTTTTCTTTGTCAGACCAGCTTCGGCTAGTGCGCCGGGCACATCGCCTTGTTCGATAAGACGTTGAACTTCTTTCGACTGTTTCAGTTTCTTTGGCTTACTTTCGCTTACTACGGCGTTATTTGGCTGCATTTCGCCGTCTTTGGCTTGCTTCGGCTTAATATCGCTTAATATTGCTTCATTAGGCTGTGCATGGCTGTCTGTGGCTTCACTAGGCTTAATCGGTGCTTGTTCGGCTTCGTTCGGCTTTGCTTGGCTTACTTCTTCTTCCTTTGGCTCACTTCGGCTTAATGTCTGCTCCGAAAAAATAGGCTGAAAATCAAAGCCGCCAAGCAGACCTGAGGATTTTTTGCTGGTTGATTTCATTCTACATCAGCCTCCTCATAATCCGAATCTTCAAAGGACGGAGCTTCTGGTAGTGGCATCCAATGCGTCACCCCAAGATTATTACACCAATCTGTTTTCCAAATAGGTTTTCCACCGTCTTTTGGATAGAAGTAACACTGTGCAATATCTGTTCCTGTCAACGGCGATGCAACGAGGACAGGGTTGCTTTCAAGTTCTCCGTTTATATCCACCATTTCTGGATAGTGGTCGCTCACTCTAATCCATTCCTTGCTCCATAACCATTTTTCTTTGAAATACTGTACATCTTTCTTATACTGCTCTTTATCAATGTCGCCACTTCTGTACCAATCACAGCTATGTAAAACACAGAGCAAATCGTACAGAAGCATACTCAAATCTTTGTCTCCAAGCGGATTTTCTTTTCGTGCAATAATCGAAAGCTCTTTTACCCGTTCATCTGCAAGGTCATAATCTGGGTAGCAATGCTGATAAATAGCGTTTGCAAGGCTGTCATTTTGATAATCCCAATGTCCACCACTCATTTTTCTTTTCCTCCCACAATCATTTGCGCCAACGCCTTGAAATCCTCTGCACTGGTACTCTTTGCCGTGTCACCACTAAACAGGCTGTGCCGCTCTGCCTGCGCCTTGCGAACGCCCATAGACGGTCTAATCTTCACGTCCAGCAATGTTGTCCCCATGCTCTGTGCAATCACAGGAAGCTGCTCTACAACCTCTTTGGACAGGTTCTCGCGGCTCTTGTACTGATTCAGGAGCAGACCTTCAATCTTCAAAGTCGGATTGAAGTATTTGCGAACATCGCAGATTGTCTTCGAAAGCTGGCTCAGACCAGCCAGTGCGTATCGGTCTGCCGTGATGGGCACGATGATGCTGTTGGCGGCGATCAGCGCGTTCACAAGCGCAAGGCCAAGCTGCGGGGGAGTGTCCAGCACAATGTAATCATACTGCGCAGAAACGCTTTCAAGGGCTTCTCGCAGCCGGAAGTTCTTGCCCATGTCCCGCACAAGCTGCTCGTCAATGTCCTTCAATGCGCTGTCAGACGGCAGAATGTCACCAGCTTCACAGTGCTGGATTCCTTCTTCGGCTGTCCCTTGCCGGGTCATCACATCGAACAGGGTGCATACGTCCTCTGTCTGTGCGCCGTAGGTGTCCGTTGCGTTGCACTGGGCATCGCAGTCCACCAGCAGGACTTTCTTGCCAAGCAACTGCAACGCACCAGCCAGACAGGTGCTTGTGGTAGTCTTTCCTGTGCCGCCCTTCTGGTTGGCGACAGCTATGATTTTTGCCATTTTTATTCTCCCCAGTCTATAAAATATCCGTTATAAATGAACTCTTTTGCCGCTTTGCCAGCTTCGATTAAGATTTTCCCAGCTTCAATCGCTTCGTCAGGCGTTAGTTCGCTATAACTTTTCTGTGGCAAAACCCTTACAGAAGCCTGATTTCCATGATGATTGAATCGGAATTGATAATCAAACTTCTTTTCAAGGTCAAGTTCTGCTTTATTCAGAACGGAGTGTGGAACTTTTTCCATTTTATCGCTCTTTCTTTATTGCACATCCCATTCTTCAAAATAGGGTTTCGTGCTTGCTTGATATGCGTCTTTCATCATTTCAGAAATATATGCTTTTGCTTTTTCTTCGGAAGAAAATACACCCTCTATAGATAAATCATCCATACATCCCGCAAGAACCACATAAACCTTGTTCATCGTTTTCTCCTTTCTGCTTCATCTGCTCATTCTGCCGTATGTGCTGCGTCTGACTACTTCAAGAAGCTTTCGTCAAACGTAGCATAATCATCAAGGTCTGCTTCTTTCAAAATTGAGTACATATAAGCGCCGGGGTCTTTTTCAATCCTATCAAGTCGCTCACTGACAAGAATCCTGTATGCATTCTCAATGATGTTCACGACAGCTTCTTTTTTCTTGTTAGGCTTGATATTCGGATACTTCTCCGGCAATCTCTTTGCCACCAGCTTTGCGGTCAAGATACACTGGCTTTTAGACATCTCCGGCGCAATAGATGCCCAATCCACATCCTCGTATGCGCCACTGCGGGGCTTTCTGGCAGGTCGTTGGCTCTTTGAAACATCTTTTAGCTCTACGCTCTCAACCTCGTTAGCTTCCACGTCTATGACCGGCTCATTAGACTTGAAAGCTACATTGAACTTCACAGCAACCGCATTGCGACCTCTCATGACCTTGTCATATTCAACGCACAGGTCTGATACTTCGTTTATTTCAGCTACCGCAATGTCAATGACACGCCGCCTAAGATGCTTGAACTCTTGATAACTAGGTTCTCTTGCACCAAGCTGTTCCCTTAATCTATCCAACGTAATTTCGGGCTGGCTCACGCCACGTCCGATGAACTCTCGGAGAATTGAATACAGCAAAATGCTATACTGCGATTTCATATTCGCTGTGTAGCGCAAGCGATACTTGACATATCCACGCTCCGCAATGTCGAAGAAAACAGGTTGCAGAAGCGGATTGCAACACAATGACACAGTAATATTCATTAAACTAGGTTCAAAGTTTACAGTTGCTCTACTGAACAAGGGATACAAGTCAAACGAGCCTGAACCGTCACCTCTAGGAACTTCAACGGAGTTGTCGATGAAATGCTTGACCTGTGCTTTCAAATTCCTAGAGTTGATTTTCAGCCCCAAAAATTCGCAATATTCTTGTAACGTAAACTGAACCGTTGAAGTTTCGGGGTCTCTCGGATTGATGCGGCTAAGATACACTTCAAGCAACCGAAGCTCTCCTGCTGTATAGTCAGTGAACTTTGCCCAAACAAGCTGTCTGCTTTTTTCAACCAAGTTCCCGCCTTTAATATCAGACAATCTTATCACGCCTCCTCTCGTATAAGAGTATATCACAAACAGGTGAACAAATCAATAGCAAGCGTACACCTATTTCCACTTCTTGTACACCTAACTATCCACATTTTGTACACCTCTTTCCACAATCTGTACACCTATTTCCACTTCTTGTACACCTCTTTACATTATATAAAACAAGATTATTAACAGGATTATAAAATAACTTCTACTAATAGCAGAAGAAGAAAATTTTCCACAAAATCTTTTCTTTCTCTCTTAAAAAGTGGAAAACACAAAGCGAATACTGATAAATAAACAGATGTTCAGCATCCGAAAGGTTGAAACGCTTAACGGTTAGGTTTGCCTACGTGTACAAAAAGTGGATGAAAAACTTTTAAGCCAATGCTATGGGGGACGGATTGACGAGCCGACCAATCGCAAACGGAAGAATGACGATAATTCGTTATTTATTCCGCGAGAATGCTGTCGATTTACAGCCTATGGGGGACGGATTGACAAGGCAAATTTGCCAGATAGGTGTACAAAAAGTGGACGAACGTGGACAAAATGTTCTTCAAAAACTGCGATAATTCGACAATCATCCAGTTATATTATTGGGATTCACAGTATAAGAATCGTTGGACTTCATGGCGGCTTCCGTTCCAGCGTCCTGTGCCTGATAAAGAATCTCCATCTTTGGGGCGGTACCGTTTGGGTCTGGGTCTGTTCCGGTAGCCTGTGCCATCTCATAGTTACCGGACACCATCCGGCAGACAGCGACCCTGTCCTTCAACGGCGTGTGGAGGTTTGCCAGAATCTCCGTCAACACGCCAATGTGGTCTGAGCCGTGATCTCCGTACCGGATGTACAACAAGGCATCTATCTCATAGGAAGAACATTCCATCATGGCATCTATGAGAATCCGCCGTTTCTCCAAATCGGAAAGGTCATCTTCCAGATGCTCCAGTAGCCCTGGGTGAATGCAAGCGTCTATGTATCGAGCCGCCGATACGCCGCAGCAAGTGAACCAGCGCATAGCCATCGGCAGGGAGATAGCTGCCAGGCCTTGCTCCCAATTTGCTATCGTGCCACGATTTACGCCCATCTTTGCCGCCAACTTCTGCTGGCTCAAGCCGGAACGCATTCGAGCTATCTCTAATGCTTTGGCTGTTCTTACTAAATACTCATCCATAAATTCTCAACCCTTCAACAAAATTCGGCAAAACTGCCGGATTCGACAAGCCAAAAAATGGAAAAAGCTGCTATGGAGAACCAACAGCAGCCTGTGTTATAACTGTACCATCGAAAAAACAATCAAAACAGGAGGTAACAACATGATTATCATTGACGGAATGCCCGCATCTGAACCGAACGAAAACAAAACGCCGAAACCGTGGGAGGGTTAGTGTATGAACCAGATTGATACCATGCTCATTCCCTATGCTCGCCAGACCGCTTTAAAACTGGTCTACAACCTTTCAAACAACGATGCAGATAGTTTGCTTATGAAGAAGCAAAAAACGTTCTGGAGCGCGCCGTAGCCGCCTTAGACGATGGGCGAGACCCGGCAGACAACATCGAACGCATTGACGGGCAGCTTGTGGAACTGTGAAAGGAGAAGAAGATGGACTTTACGAATGGATTCTATAAAGCCGAAAACCCTGTCGTTCTTGAAGAAGTGAAAACTTTCCTCCAGTCAATGGAACGGCGTGGAGCAACCGTGAAAGACTTGGACGATGCCATTGTGCAGCTAAACAATGTTTCGCACAGCATCAGCACAAACGCTCTCGTCAAAGCAGATGTGCTTGACAATTTACCGGATAACCCTTTTCGTTCCATGCTCAACGGAATGTTACAAAGCAAAGGGTAACTTAAATTTAATGTGGCTCTTAATCATTGTCATCGCAATTTTTGGCTTCCCTGATGTGAAGTAATGGATGCAAAGAAAACGTTCGATTTTCACGAAGTTGTTTAAAATACATTGACTTGACAACTAGAAGATGTATAATCATTTCAAATGAACATCTGCACTTACCGATCGGGAGGATATGCCACAATGAGTGAACAGGAAAGAGCCAAGATTGACCGATTTATTGTATGGCTGCTAGAACATCCTGAAAAGATTCCGGCAGCGGAACAAGCACTAGACCTAGAGTAACAGAAAATCCCTTGCGCAGAGCTATACCAGCCCGGCACAAGGGATTCTTTTATTTTACCGGGTCAGAACCACTTCTTTTTTCGGTTTCTACGGTAACGATATTTTCTGCTATTGCCATATAGCACACGGTCATTGCCTTTTAATAAGGCCTGCATGAACCAAAAGCAAAAGGCGCAGCCACACATCCAATGCTGCATCGACTTCACTTTGCGGCTGCTGGGGCGGGTTTTCTTTTTGGCTGCCAGTAAGAAGGTAGTCAACCGTAACATTGAAATACTGTGCCAGCTTAACGGCATTTTGATTGGTCGGCTTTGCATCGTTTCCTGTGCCTGCTTCGGTTCTCCAATAACTATAAGCAGATTTCGGAACGCCAGCTTCAGTCAAAGCACGAGACGGCTTTACTCCCTTTTGCTCACATAGCCTTACGAAATTGTCATAAAACACAAAACATACCTCCAGTGTTTGTACAAGATGATAAAGTTCTACCACTTGAACAAAAACACTTGAAAAGTTCTACTACTTGTGCTTTAATAAGGCTACCGGGTTCAATCGGTAGAACAAATTAAAGACTTTGAACAAATAGAAGAACGTTCGATAATGTTTTTGCTTGACACCATAATATTATCATATTCTTTCAAAAAGTTCAAGTACTAGAACAAGAAAGGAGAAAAAATTTGCTTCCTAAGTGGACAGGCGATGTTGTGGGAACGCTTCACGTTAACAGCATCGAAATCAGAGAGCTTGCTGCAAAAATGGGATGCGCACCGGAATACTTGGGAAAAATCCTGAACGGTAAGCGTGAGCCTAAAAATGCGGAAGCTAAGGTGAAAGAAGCTCTGGAAGAGCTTTTGAATGAAAGAGAGGGAAAATGAGCGACATTGTCTTATCTATGCAAAGCGGCGAGCCAGTAGCATCTAGTCGCCAGATTGCAGACAACTTCGAAAAACGTCACGACCACGTTATGCGTGACATTGACGCAATGAAAAAAGATGTCCCCAATTTTGGGGAGATGTTCTTCGAAACAACAGCGCCGGACAGCTACGGAAGGGAACAGAGGACTTACCTGATGAACCGTGACGGCTTCACACTGCTGGCTATGGGTTTCACTGGAAAGGCTGCTCTTGAGTGGAAGCTGAAATATATTGCGGCGTTCAACGAGATGGAAAAGAAGCTGGCTGACCAGCCGCAGCTCACTCGCTCGCAACTCCTTGCAACTGCACTGATCGCAGCGCATGAGGAGCTGGAAGAGAAGGACAAGCAGATTGAGACCATGAAGCCGAAAGTGCTTTTTGCTGACGCAGTTTCAGCAAGCAAAAAATCCATTCTTGTTGGTGAGCTTGCAAAGTTGCTTTCGCAAAATGGCATCAATATCGGTCAGAACCGTTTGTTCGACTGGATGCGAAAGAACGGCTATCTCATTAAAGACCCAAAACGAAGTGACTACAACTTGCCTACGCAGCGTAGCATGGAGAAAGGCCTGTTTGAAATCAAAGAGACCACGATTCAGCACAGCGACCACGTTTCCATTAACAGAACACCGAAGGTCACTGGAAAAGGACAGGTCTACTTCGTTAACCTGTTTCTCAAGTCTGAAAAGCAAGAGCCTACCGCACCGTCTGGCTTTGAGCTAGAAGTGAAGATGAAGCTGTTGCAGCGAGGTATGAAGCAAACGGAGCTGATTCAGGCGGTTCAAAGCGATACTGGATTGTTCCTTGATGATTCGTACCTCTACAAGATTCTTCGCGGCGAGCGAAAGCCAGAGAAGATTATCCAGAGCATCTGCAAGATTCTTGAAATCGAGCAGAAGGAGGACTGAACATGAGGCGGTTTATCACTTTAAAGGTTGAAGTTGACCTTGAGCACCCGGAAGAAGCGCACCACGCCATTGACGATGCGATCAAGGCCTACGAGGAAAGCAAAAAGGGCTGGGATCTCTTTGAAATCAACGAAGCCAAAAGCAGGGCACGAGACATTTTGTACAACCTGTGCAATGAAGGCTACAGTATGATATGGACGGTCACGGATGGCGCTGTCGGCCTGACGATCTGGACAAATTTCAAGGAGCCTTGTGTTGGACAGTGCTATATGCCAAAAGAAAACCTGTTTGACATCTGGGTCGAAAAGCTAGTTGCGCT